CAGAACAAGCTAGACCTCTTCGCACACCATGACGATGCAGCTCCGGAGATTGTACTTCAACGAGCAATGTATAATGATCTTATTGAGTTGAATTCAGATTTGTCAGGAATTCCTGTGAAGAATGACAGTGATAGATACAATGTACTCTTTGGCGCAGTTAGCAAAATTAATCCATCAGATATTGAATTCTTCTTAACACTGGATCCACATCGTCGCGCAATTGCGGCCCCGGAGTATGCAGAAAAGAAGAAGCGAATAGAAGATAAAACCGGTGTCGATCTCTACTGGTATCCTTCTCCGGAGACACTGGAAAATATATTTAATCAAGTTGCTGTTCAAAAAGAAGAACTTGAAGCTGTTTTGAATGATTATCGAAGGTATTAAGAAAATAAAGAACTACTTATATTAGATTAATTTATCAGGAGAAGATTGATGGCAACAGTATTAGACATTATTACAGGAATTTCACAAGCTGCAGCAAATGCTTATGATGGTTCGCATGATGAACGCTATAATGCCGACGGCGAAAAAAGAGCAATAGGACTCCGTAGAGAAGAGGGAGATCCCGTATTGGATTCTCGTGAAATTGATGGCTTCAAAATTCGTTTTGAAGGAGACAAATTGAGAGTTCTATATCACACTGAAATGAAATTAAAAGAAACTCACGATAAAAGTAATTTTGAGAACAACATTTCAGCAACTGTCAATGATGTTGCAAATTATTTGAAACGAGAATATAAGAAAGTTACTGGTAATACCTTGACATTAACAAAGGAAGGTGATGTAGACATTAATGTTCAACATATCAGCAACGTTCGTAGTTCTTGTCAAGCTAATTGTGTATATAAGATTGGTGGTCTTGATGGAGTTGTTTCAGTCGAAGAAGGTTCTTCCGGGAAGGAAAGATTGGATAAAATTACTAAAGATTGGCTGGCTTTCAACAAGGGAAAAACTTCGAAGCCTCGAAATGTAACCAGAAAAAAAGAACAGTGATAAGTGATGAATGTCTTATCAATTAACAAAGAAAGAAGTCACAAAAGAGATCCTTAGAGGCGGGAAGGATCCTGTTTATTTTATAAACAACTACTGCAAAATCTCCCATCCAATGAGGGGTTTGATTCCTTTTAAGCTTTATGATTATCAGGGAGATCTCATTAACGATTTCAATGATTATCGTTTTAACATCATTTTAAAAGCAAGACAGCTTGGTATTTCAACAATTACAGCAGCCTATATTGTTTGGTTAATGTTGTTCCATCGAGATAAAAATGTTCTTGTTATGGCAACAAAGTTTAGTACAGCTGGTAATCTTGTTAAAAAGGTTAAATCTATTATCAAACGTCTTCCGGAATGGATGCAAATTTCTAAAGTTATAGTCGACAACAGAACTAGTTTTGAACTAGATAATGGTTCACAGATTAAAGCATCTACCACCTCTTCTGATGCCGGCCGCTCAGAGGCTCTGTCGCTGTTGGTCATTGACGAGGCAGCTCATGTTGATGGTCTTGATGAATTATGGACGGGTTTGTATCCTACAATTTCAACTGGTGGTCGCGTTATTGCACTTAGCACTCCAAATGGTGTTGGTGGTTGGTTTTATAAAACGTATATTGATGCAGAATCGAGAAGAAATGATTTTCACTCAGTAAAATTATTATGGGATGTGCATCCGGATCGTGATCAGACTTGGTTTGAGAAAGAAACTAAGAACATGTCTATCAGGCAAGTAGCTCAAGAGTTGGAATGCAATTTTAATACTTCTGGTGAAACCGTTCTCCATCCTGACGATATAAGCTTTATCGAACAGTGTGTCAAAGAGCCAAAGTATAGAACTGGGTTCGATAGAAATTTGTGGATCTGGGAAGAATATAAATCAGAGTACACATACATGCTGACTGCAGATGTTGCAAGAGGTGATGGACAAGATTATTCTGTATTTCATGTTTTCAAACTAGAAACAGCAGAGATAGTTGCAGAATACCAAGGAAAAGTAACGCCAGATATTTTTTCAAATATACTTTCTGATGCCGGCAAGGAATATGGCAATTGCTTATTAGTTGTCGAAAACAATTCAGTTGGGTTCGCAGTTCTAGAAAAATTAAAAGAAATGGAATACCCAAATATTTATTTTTCCGTTAAGTCAACTCATGAATATGTTGATCAATTAACTGCAGAAAATATTTCTAATGGAGTAGCTGGTTTTACCACTAGTCTAAAAACTAGACCAATCATTGTAGCGAAAATGGAAGAATTTGTGAGGAACAAGCTAATTACAACGTACTCGTCTAGACTTTATAATGAATTTAAAACTTTTATTTGGAATAATGGGAAAGCACAAGCAATGCGTTCAGAAAATGATGACTTAGTTATGTCTTTTGCAATTGGGTGTTGGATAAAAGATACGGTATTTGTGGAAAACAAAAGAAAAATCGAACATCATAAAGCATGCTTAAGTTCTATGTTTAAATCTGATAATATAATTAATACGACTATACCAGGAATGCGAGGCTATAAGCCTATTAGAAAAAGCGAACAAATGAAGAAAAGTATAGAAGAACAAAAGAAGTTTGTTTGGCTTCTTAAAGGATAAACTAAATGGCAGGCAGGAACAAAAACGATAAAAACCCAAGAAATCCACAATCGCGCTTATTCAAGCGATTAACAAGGCTTTTTTCCGGCCCAATTATAAATTACAGAAGTCAAACACCTAGAAAAGAAAAAAGACGACATCTAGATAAATATAAATTTACCTCTGCAGCTGGTAAACAGTTTAAGAAAACTTCTTTTGACCCATTTGAAAATCTTACAGCCAATATTATGGCTAATCAAAATCGTATTGAAAGATATGCAGATTTTGATCAAATGGAGTACGAGCCAATTATTGCTTCTGCGATGGATATTTATGCAGATGAAATGACAACTTCAACCGGACTAACACCTTTATTAGATATAAGATGCCCGAATGAAGAGATTAAGGGAATTCTTGATAATCTCTTTAATAATATTTTAAATGTTGAATTTAATCTTTTTGGGTGGTGTCGTTCTATGTGCAAGTTTGGTGACTATTTTCTTTATTTGGATATCGATGAGGAAGTAGGAGTAAAAAATGTAATTGGTTTGCCGATTAGTGAAGTTGAGAGATTGGAGGGCGAAGACGAAAGCAATCCAAACTATGTTCAGTATCAATGGAATTCAGGGGGAATAACTTTTGAAAATTGGCAAATTGCACATTTTCGTATTCTTGGGAATGACAAATGGGTTCCGTATGGAACAAGTATTTTAGAACCAGCTCGCCGAATTTTTAGACAGCTTAATCTTTTAGAAGATGCAGTGATGGCTTATCGCATTGTTCGCTCTCCGGAAAGAAGAATTTTTTATATAGACGTTGGCAATATACCACCAGAAGACGTGGAACAGTTTATGCAGAAAGCAATGACTCAAATGAAGCGAAATCAAGTTATTGATTCCGATACTGGCCGCGTTGATTTGCGTTACAATCCTATGAGTATTGAAGAGGATTATTTTATTCCTGTTCGTGGGGGAAGTTCAACAAAAGTTGAAAGTTTACCTGGTGGCGCTTACACCGGAGATATTGATGATGTTAAATATCTCAAAGACAAATTATTTGCTGCATTAAAGATTCCTCAATCATATCTTTTTAGAGGCGAGGGAGCTGAAGAAGATAAAACAACTCTTGCTCAAAAAGATATTCGTTTTGCGAGAACGATTCAAAGGCTTCAAAGATCGGTGTTGTCTGAGTTAGAAAAAATAGGCGTCATTCACTTGTTTACTCTTGGATATAGAAATGACGATTTGGTGTCTTTTAAGTTAGCATTAAGTAATCCGTCAAAAATTGCAGAAATGCAAGAACTTGAAAATTGGAGAATAAAATTTGAAATTGCGACTAGTGCAACTGAAGGGTTCTTTAGTAGATCGTGGGTTGCGAGAAATATATTTAACTTGCCAGATGATGAATATGTTAGAATTCAGCGTGAAATGTTTTATGATCGCAAATTCGAAGCCGCAATGGAAGCAGCTGCAGCACTAGAAGGGCTAGGAACAGAAGGAGAAGTAGGAATGGGAGGTGGACCAGCTGGTCTCCCACCGGGCCTTCCTCCTGATTTGGCCGCCGCTGCAGGAGAAGGCGAAGTTCCTCCAGAAGGTGAACCCCCGGAAGATGAAGCTCCGCCAGAAGGAGAAGAAGGTGGAGAAGAAGAAGAAGAAACTGCTCTTTTGGCACCGCCCGCTAAACGAGACGATAAAGACTGGTATAAGCTTCAAAGAAAAGACATAATGGGACGCCCCGAAACCACTACTTCGCAATCAAAAGCTAAGTGGTACATACCTGTAAAAACTGATAAGCGAGATATGGGCGCCCGACGACGAAGCTACAGAGGTCACTATTCTTATGAGTCGGGGAAAGGGACAAGAAGAAATACTCATAAAGGACTTTCTGATTTATTAAGCTTAGGTAAAGGAATTTACGAAGAAAAAGAGACTAATTACTCAAGCGAAGAGAAAAAGATATTCGAAGTTAATAATAATATCAAAAATTTGATTACGGAATTGGAGTTAAAAGATAATGAAGTCAAAACACA